CATTAAATCTTCTCTCTAAACCTGCTTGAACATTAGGAAATAAATAATTTCCTTTCATAGCATAACAACCATGACAGGTTGAGCCTTTTACTTTTCTAAGTCTACTACCTGTATTACATAATTTTGCAGGTGTATTGTAAGTTGGACAAGGCATTTTACCTGCCCTACCTAAACTTATCATAATCTCTTTTGCTTGTTTATCTGTTGTTATCATTTTCTTATCTCATATTCATTGCAATTATTATTAAAACAATAATAAAAATTAATTCTATTAACATATTTTTTTTCCTTGACATAATTAGTAATGGTGGTACAATAAATAACCACCTTATCGGGGGGTTCTATTATATATAGATTTTTTTATATTAAGTCAAGTTACAGGAAAAAAAGTATTACAAGATAAATAAGAATTAAACTTGCTATTAAGTACACAAATGATTCTGCATGATGTACCATTTTATCCCAGATTTTTTTATCAATATCTTTTGGGTATTTCATTTAA